CCAACTTCTTTTATCCATGAGAATGATTCTTTGTAGTCTTCGGCATGCATTTCATAAGTATCTTCCATGTACCTAGCCCAGTCTTCATACATCATTTCATCATCAACCTCCTCTAGGTCTTCTTCTCCTCGTGCCGCCGCCCATTTCTCTAGGTCAGGATATGCATGAATTTTCATGTTTAGAGCGTAGTGAGCTCTACCACCCTCACGTTCATACCAATACCTGTTCTCTAAATCATTCAAAGAGTTAGATAGCTCTTCTAACTTACCAAGGACTTCGGTATCCTGAAGTTGAGTTAACTTACTTAAGTAATACGAACCAATATCTCGATTCGCTCTTTCCAATATGAATTGTGAAAATGTGAATAGTCTATTACCTAGCATTTTGTGCTTTACTTATTTCGATTGCCTGTAATTGTTTTACTGCCTTTTTACGACTTGTGTGAGTTCCTAATACTTTAGTTCCCTTTTTATTCTTTACTTCCCATTTATCTCCGTGCTTAACGATCTTTTCGTTCATCTCATTAAACTCTGAAAAGCTATGAACCTTATTCTCTTGAATTACTAGTTCCAGCTGTTTTACTTGAACTGGCTCTGTTGCATATTGATGTTCAGCACTACACTGTCCGAAAGCGGCTGCACACGTTTCAACTTTTTTAACTATCTCAGCTACTTTATCTTTTATAACCTCAAGTTTTTGAACTTGTAAGGTAGTTAGTTCGGTCGTATTCTCGTCAATCGTGTACAGATATTCAAGAAATTGGTCAATTTTTTCCATTTATAAGGATATTTTTGAGGCAATAACAATGCCGAGTATTAATTTAGCGTAGACTAACTTAAAGTGAAAATACGTGAATATGATGTTTAAATTTTCTTTAGAAATCTTAACGACTCCCTTTTTGGTGTACATCTTGTTCACTGAATTTATTACTGATACTGCTTCAGATAAAGGTTTTCCACCCAGTAAAGACTGAATGACCTCGTTGAAGGTTTCCTTGCTTAATGACGATGATCTATCTTTGATTCCATTGAGCCATAGATCCGCTTCCATTACGATATCACGTTTAAGAAAAATGTCCTTGGTCTTGAGACCTTTGTCTATTCTTTTAGCTATCTTATCTAGACTTTTAATTGAGTCGGCGACTTCGCTAATCCACTCCAGTTCATCGGCATACATTGAGATCACCATTTTTGATGGTGTTCCGACGTGTGTGAAATTTATTAAATTTGGACTAGTCTTTCTGGCTGAGAATTCTTCATCGAACATCATTGCCATGACTGGTGCAGAGGCAACTTCCATCGAAAATTCATTCCCGAATGGAAAATTTTGCATGAATGGGAAGGCCCGATTAATCTTAGTTCTTTCAGTAGTGACTTCTCTCACCTGACAAAAGCTTTTTGGTTATTTATTTGGTAAATTAAACCAAATTGTGTATTTAAAGTACAACAAGTATATGTCAAAACAGCTAGAACAACAAATCAAATCATTGGATCTAAAGCAGAATGCAATAAAGATCCTAATTAACTCGTTTTACGGAGCCTTCGGTAACCGATACTTTTATTTTCACAACAATGATATAGCTCAGTCAATTACTTTGCAAGGTCAAGACTTGATCAAGTTCTCCATTAAAGCGGTCAATCACTATTTCACCCATAAGTGGCATTTAGACACAGAACTTCACGAAAAGCTTGGGATTACCGGTATGACAATCAATCAGATTGAGAAAGAAGCAGCAGTTTACACGGATACTGACTCAGTTTACGTATGTTTTGATTTCGCAGTTCAATCCGTTGAAGGATTAAACTTATCCGATAGTGAATCTCTTGAATTTTGCCTAGCAATCAATCGACATAGGTTAAAACACTATTTTGAGCAGGCATTTGAAAAATACGCATCTCATTTCAACACAGATAATCGCCAGAATTTTGAGCTTGAGAACTTATCACGTGCCGGAATTTGGCTTGCAAAGAAAAAGTACGTGCTAAAGGTTTCATACAAGGACAATAAGCATGAAAGATTATTGGACAAAGAATCCTTGATTATCAAGGGACTTGAAGCAATTCAAGCCTCATATCCAATATGGGCACGTAAACACCTACAGGATCTGTATTGGGAACTCTTAGACTTGGGTTACAACTTAGATCTTGAAAGAGATCTTATTCCTAAATTACTTAGTTTAAAAGACGAATGTAATGCACTAAGCGTTGATGAGATCGCATTCAACTTCTCAGTTAGAGTTTACGAAGACTACGTTAAGAAATTAAATCCACTTCAGCTTGAAACAGGTATGCCAATTTACGGCAGAGCTGCTGCATATCACAATCACTTAATCAAGAAAACAAATAATCAAAAGTATTCCTTGATTCGTAGCGGTTCGAAAATTAAATTCTACTATGCTGCTGCAAATGAACATAATTTCGATATTTTTGCATACGCTCCAGGTGCTTATCCTGAAGAATTCGCGGTTCCGATGGATCGTGATCAGCAGTTCTTTAGATTAATTGTTGAGCCAATCAATAAGCTGCTGGTTGCAATGGGATATTCTGAACTTACTCCAAGTCTTGCTCGTAAAGTCGATATTATCAAGTCCAGAAGTCGCAGTAAGGACTTCACGCCAGAAGAAACTTTTCCGCTGTATGCAGTTAGTTCAGTTACGTTAGAGTATGCTGAAATTCCAGAAAGCTGTCAAGACTTCATAGGCAATCCTGATCTACAAGTTCCTCCAGCAATTTTCCCAATCTATATCTCATCCATTTCAAAATTTGGATTGAATACTGTGATTGTGCCTAAGCATGAACTTAAGAAGTATCGTGATCGAGTTGCCAAGAAATTAGGCATTGAGGTAGATGATCCCTTTGCAATCCCAGTTGAAACCATGCAAGAGTACCTAAGAGAAAACGGCTGGACTGAGATAATCAACAGTCCGACTGGAGGTTCATGGTTGCAAACTGAAAAATACGAAAAAGCAGTCAAGACCGGTAAGGACTATTATAAAATGGGATATGATTTGGAAAAGGCATACAAGTCCGCAACAAAACCCAAACCTGTAAAAGTCACTGCTGAATAAATGATCGTTCAACTCAATCCAACAATACCATTAACTACTCCGTTAGGAGACGGATTTGCCGTAGCCTTAATAGATTACGGCGAGGATCACGATTTAAAATGGGTCGTTATTCAGACTGGGTCTGGTGAGATCTGGACTTGGAACAACTCTAAGGTTCGTGGAGTTAAAAATATAACAAGTGACCGAAACAACATAAGCGAAATTAAAGAATGAGAATTGAGGAAGTAACTGCCTTCTTGGAAATCCTACTACGTAAGAGATTTCATGATGTGCCAGAAAAACAAAAGATTGAAGAACACAGCTCTCGAAAATTAAATTTCGCCTGCCCAATTTGTGGTGACTCTGATAAAAAGGTCTCCAAAAAACGTGGTAACTTATATTTAGACACCGGAGCATACAAATGTTTTAATGATGGTTGCATGGCATACTTGCCGATAGGTGAGTTCATTGCCAAGATGAGTAAGGAACATGGAATCATGTTGCCTAGCTTTTTATTGGACGGAGATTACCAGCCAGTGAAAGTAAAACGGGTTGAAAATCAACTCTTACGATTCCTAACTTCTGATACTAGTCAATTGGTCACAATCACCGATGTAATAAATCGATTTTCTCTAAAGCGACTTGATACTGTGTCTGAAGAGTCTACTGCATTTCAATACATCAAGTCAAGGGATCTTAATCTTATTGAAGACTTTGGCGATTGTCTCTACACTGATGCTAGCGATAATAAAGTTTACATATTTAATTTTGATCGCAGATCAGGTAGATTATTAGGCTTTGCAATTCGTAGCCTTGACCCAAACTCTGACAGAAAGTACATCATTAAATCATATACGGATCTTTCGCTAATCTTTGCTCAACGCGGTCTAAACAAGGAATTGGTTGAGGATGCAAATTTCCTAAACAACTATTTCAATATCCTAAATGTTGATTTCACAAAACCTATTTTGATGACTGAGGGTCAATTTGATTCTCTTCTACTTGAGAACTGCATTGCAACTTCAGGTGCCTCTAAAGCCAGAAGTATTCTTGCTAATCTTGGAGCAAAGGGCGCTACTCGAGTTGTTTTCGATAGGGATAAAGCCGGTAAAACTCAAATGATGAACTTCATTAAGCAAGGTTACTCAGTGTTTCTGTGGAATAAGGCAATCGATTATCTAAAAAAGAAATTCTCATCAATTGACGATATCAAGTCAATTCAAAGAATCAAGGACATCAATGATATGTACTCTTTCATCCATTCCAAGGACCCTGAGTACAGTCCACGTGACTTTAGTCAATGGATCAATAGCTATTTTAGCGAAACCGTGTTTGACATGGCGTACCTATAAATAACTATATGAAACCTAAAGAGCAGAAGAGCATCAAAACCTTCTTAAAACCAAGAGCCGGGTCAATTAGGCAAGGCTATTTTAAACCCGCATTTCCTGAAAAATACGTCGGGGATCCAACTCAAATCATATTTAGATCAAGTTGGGAATTCAAGTTTCTTAAATGGTGTGATCACAGCCCAACTGTAATCAAGTACTCTAGTGAGCCGGTTGGAATTCCTTATTACAGCCCATTAGACAAGAGAGGTCACACTTACTACATTGATTTTTACGTTGTCACAAAGGACAGTGAAGGCCGAGAACAGTCTTGGCTAATAGAGATCAAGCCAGATAAGTACACAAAACCTCCCACTGCACCGGACCGAATGACGAATAAACAGACTGCAAATTATGTCTATGCCGCAAAACAATACATCGTCAACCAGGCTAAATTCGAAGCAGCAAAAGAATTTGCTTCAGTTAGAGGTTTAAAATTCGGAATAATTACCGAAAACTTTCTGTTCAAATCAATATAAAAGATAGTAATGGCAATACAGCAAATAAAGGACTACATTGAAACTGGCCGGGTCGAAAATTTTACTCAACCTGGTCCAAATTACCGATTCGCAGAAGAGTCAGTACAGGTCCCAATCTTGATTCCTGGCCATGTCTATACATTCGTTGCGAAACCAATTAAGGGTAATGACGGTTTGCCTAGTCTAGACGATTACACTACCGGTCAAACTAAGGGCTCAAAACCCTACATTGATAACTATCCAATATTCATTTCATTGGGAAGCAGCGGGCCGATTGAATTTGGTTTCAATCTTAAAGTAATGCCCCAGACTCTTAGGCGAAAGTTCATTCAGACATATCTGAAGAGGATTTTACCAGTCCTGTCTAATCTAACTGATGATAATGGCGGATTCCTAGAGTATCCAAAGCGAATTCGACAGCCTGAGATGAATCCTTTTGGAAAAGTTGATAAGAATTTCATAATGAGCATCAGCCCATATTCAGGTATTAAATTTGAGTTCCTGGTTGATAAATATAACAGAGAAGAAATGCGATACTTGCGCTTAATAGATTGGCCGAATGTGCCAAAAATCGGAGAAGTCAACTACTCTCGTGATGAATCTATTGCGACAAGGTCACAAATTTCAGACTTTTTGAAATAACATAACATAAATAAATGGCAGGATTTTTAGATAGCAATCCAGTAAGAGGACTTAGATCAGGTTTAACAGCACTTAGCCGATTCGGCATGAAGTACGATGATCTACTCGTTAAGAATTCCCAAGCAATCGGTTACATTGAGGGCCAGCTAACGGGATTCAACAATGCATTAGGCGATGACCTAATGAAAGCAACTCTTGCTCTATCGGACACAACGTCTTCACTCAAGAATAAGTCAATTGCATTCTTTCAATTGGATTACGTTCAAAAAAGAGAGCGTCTTCGAGATCTTGCCTCAAACGGTGAGATTGAATTCGTTATTGAAACTATTGCAGACGATGCAATCGTATTTGACCAAGATAACCGTTTCTGTTATCCAAACGATCTAGTTGGTGAAATCAACTATCGTGGAAAGAACAAGGATGAGCGATTGAATTATCAACAAAAGATCTTGGACAAGTACCAAGAAAATTTTGAAAAGATTTACAATGCATGGGGCTTTGACCGAGGTATTTCTGCATGGCAGTACTTCTATCAATGGTTAATTGAAGGTCACTTGGCATTCGAAATCATTTACGATAACCTAACTAATCCAAAGGACATTATTGGTTTTAAAGAATTGGATCCATCTACTCTTTACCCTGAAGTTAAAAAGGACTCAAGTGGTCGTATTTACTTACAATGGGCTCAACGTGATCCAGTTAATAAAATGAATCGTACATTAACTGATTCTCAGATCATCTACATTTCTTACTCAAATGAATTTAGAACGAAGCGAGTTAGTTTTGTTGAACGTTTAATTCGTTCATTTAACCTATTGCGTTTGATTGAGCACTCTAAGGTCATTTGGCATACAATGAACGCGCCTATTCGTTTAAAGACCACCGTTCCAGTTGGAACCAAGTCAATGCAAAAGGCAAAGGAGGACGTTCGCGAATTCACAAATACTCTAAAGGAAGACATTTCATTTGATGGCAGTTCCGGAGAATTAATGGTTGACGGTAAACCTAATATCCTGTTCTATAAGAACTATGTTTTACCTAAGAATGATCGAGGCGAGGCTATCGATATTGAAGCATTGGAATATCCTGGACCGAATTTATCAGGGTCTGAACTCCTAAAATACTTCCAAGATAAATTAAAACTTGATTCTAAATTACCTTACTCTCGTTGGTCTGAAAATCAGGGTTCTTACACAATGAACGCTGAGGGAATCTCAAGAGAGGAAATTCGTTACAATAAATTCATCAAGCGTTTACGTTCAGCATTCAAGGAGTTAATGACTAAACCTCTCTACTTGCAAATGTGTTTAGACGTTAAGGACCTTAAGTCAGATCATCGATTCGCGAATGCGGTTGGTTTAACATGGCATGATGATAACGTGTTTGAAGAAATTAAGACTCAAGAGCTACTTAACAAGCGTCTTGCAACCCTTAATGCTATGAAAGCTGTAGTTAATGATGAAAATAAACCTTACTTCTCAACTGAGTACTTGATTAAAGAATACTTGAAGCTAAGTGATGAGGATATTGCCAAGAACAAGAGTTATCAAGCTACGTCTGAGGGAGAAGCCGAAGCTGCTGCGGCTGGAGCAGCAGGAGGAGCAGCCCCAGCTGGAGGAACCGCCTCTGAGCCTGCTGCAGAAACCGCTCCATCTGGCGAAACCGCTTCTGAAGTAGGAACCAAGGGTCAATTATAATTAATCTTTAATTCTCTATAAATGCTAAGAAAAGTCACAGTAATAGGTGGAGCCGGATTCATCGGCTCTCATCTAATAGAATTATTAATCAGTGAAGGATTTTTTCCTACCGTCATTGATAACTTCTCAACTGGTAAAAAATCTAATCTACCGCTAGCTGGTATTGATATTAGAGATTATGATATTGCCGAGGATCCCAAGATGATCGCCTCGATGATAAAAGGTTCTGAATGTGTATTCCACTTAGCCGCATTAACGTCTGTCCAGGAGTCATTAGATCATCCTGATCGATATACTAAAGTTAATGTTGTTGGTACAGCAAACGTGCTTGAAGCCTGTAGAATTGCCGGCGTAAAAAAGCTTGTGTTTAGCTCGACTAGCGCGATCTATGGAAACACTGCAACCTTTCCTACTGATGAGACTCAGCAGCCTGATCCAATCTCGGCCTATGCTCTATCTAAATTAGTCGGTGAAACTTATGCAAAGTACTATGCTGAAACAACTGAAATTGCAGTTACTTGCTTACGATACTTTAACGTGTTTGGGGAAAGAACCAACTCTAAGAGTTCCTACCGCTCTGTGATTCCAATCTTTTTAGAACAATTTAAAAACGGAAAACCTCTAACCATCACCAATGATGGCCGTCAGCAAAGAGATTTTATCTATGTAAAAGATGTTGCTCTTGCAAACTTAAAGGCAATGAATCCTATTCGAAGATTCAGTATTATCAATATCGGGTCAGGTAAAACCTGGTCAGTTAACCAAATCGCTGATATGATTTCACAGCGTCGAGAAAATATTGGATTTAGATTAGAGCCAAAAGTTAGTTTGGCCGATGTGACCAAAGCTCAGTCGATTCTGGGCTGGACAGCCTCTACTGATTTAGAATCGTGGATTAAAGATCAAATAGTGTAGCGAAAGCGGACTGGCCGTTGATCTTGATATCGAGACCTAATCCAACTTTGTATGGATCAGCGATATCGTCAAGAGTGAATACTCGAGCATCAATATTATAAGGCTTTGAGAGTAAAACAAACTCTGCGATCTGAGCATTCGCTTCTGATTCCATCTCAGTTAAATTGGAAAATTCAAATTCAAATAAGTACTTTTCTGCATTGAATCCAATGTCCTCTCCAAGTACTTCACCTGATCTCGTTAACAGTACCATCCGGACTTGTTGAATCGCATTCTCTAATGAGTCATTCGATTCAAAAGTGTCAGCAGTATAGTTAGGATCTCCAGGAGATCGTAAATAAAAGTCTTTTCCTATTGGTTGAGTTGTTAACATATATTAATTACCATCTAGCAAAGAACATGAAGTCCGCTGTATTTTCGCCCTTCATCATTTCTAGTACTTGATTTAATTCATTTTCGGCTTTGGTTACAAGATTCGTGTAGTTAGGCTTGATTCCACCTGGCAAATTATAGTCAAAGGTGGTCAAGAGATCTCCTAATCTTAATTTAGCTTTAGCTCTCACGTATCTTTGAAATAATTCATCATTGTAAAGATCGTCAGATGGCACCTTTTTTGCAATTTGTAAAACTACTGCATTAGACTTTGGTGTTCTACCTAAAACCATTAGTTTTCTTGTGTTCTTGTTGTAATCGTAAGCTAACGTATCAATTGTGAATCCTTTAACCAGGTCCAAAAACGAAAATATTACAGTTCTGTACATGATTGATTCACCAATGAATGGTGTTAAGAATACTTCAGATCCAATGAATTTATTGTCTGCGAAATCCGCATCCATTGTTCCAAACATTGAGCTTGTGCCCTTTGCTTCTTTTACTTCATGTACAAATGCAACACACTCAGGTAGCTGAATGGTTCTCTCCTTCTTGAAAAGTGGATGCCTAAATACTTCAGTCGGAATAACCATGTATCTGGCCTCAACTGCATGTCTCCAGTTATCGTGAAAGTATCTTTCAGCATTGGTGATGATACGTTGGATCTCCTTTTCCGGAATTGAATACGGTAAGGCTTTAGCAAAGGTTAATTCCTCTTGTATGTCGAGTATGAGTTCGTCTAAAGTCATTTGACTTGTGTATTTTTAGATAGGTTTACTAGCCTTATTCTTTTGTTCAATTTGAGTTTGAACCTGCTTGATTCTATTCAAGATTGCAAGTCGTTTATCATCAGTGTCAGCGGTTGCTAATTCTTTTCTAAGTTCTCTAGTTGCATTGATTGCATCAATCTCAGCTTGAGTATCAGTTGATGCTTCCTGTATTGGAGCACTCTTGGTCTTGGTGTAATCAGGCTCAGTTGACTTTATTCCAGTAGACAGGCTTGCTCGCTTAACCTGGTCGATTGATTTTTCCTTTTTTACTGGAGCGGCTGCTTTAACATCAAGAGCAGTTTTCGGATCCTCAAGTTTCGGACCCTTTACGAATGAATCGAAGTTTAAAATTTTGTTACTCATAGTATTTGTCAATTTTTATTATTTATCGCTGCTCGGACCTGGTTCAAATATTCCATCCACGAATTCGTTAAAAGTTAGCACTTTATTGGTTCTCGGATTCGCGCCAATTCCCGGAGTATTATTCATTTTCATGTCTCTTCTTGAAATTGGCTGGGTCGCTAACCAGTGATTAGGAATTCCACCTGTATGCATATTGATCGGATTCGGTTGAATATTTGGATCATTACTTTGGGTGAAAGCTGCTGCTGGTACGGTACCTGTGCTGCTTGTCATATTTGTAGCGTGCTCGTTCATAGGATTATTTATTCAGGTCTAGCCAAAATAAAAAAGCCCGATTTCTCGGGCTCATTCACTTAATTAAGTCTATATTAGTATTCTGGGCTCCAACTACGATCCCCGCAATTAGAACATCTCATATTTGGATTCTCTTCAATCTCTTCGTGTTCTGCACGTTCTCCGCACGTATCGCAAGAGTATGCAGTAGATTCATTAACCTTTATGTTTGCAGCAGATTCAGTCATGCACTTTGTCATGTAAGAACCAACTTCATTTAAGTAGTTCTCGTAAGTATGCATTGAGTCCATATCTTCATCGCACATTTGAGCCTCTTTGATCAAGATGTCCTCGCAAACTTTCTTAATGGCCTGTTTTGCCTCTTCTGACATTGCTGGACTGTAACCTTCTTCCATTGGATTCCAACATTCGGTTACAAAGTTTTCAAATGTTTTTGCAGCCTTGCCCTTTTTCTTGTCCTTCAGGGCTTGTTTCATGGGTTCCTTTTTATCGCCGTCTCCATCAAAATCTAGATAATCTGGCTTACCTTTCTTTGCTTCATCTAGCTCGTCCATGCCTGAAACTATTTCAACTTCAACTGGAATTGAGTACTCATGGTCTCCGTGCTGAGCAGTTAACATGCCGTCACCGTCATAGTCGAATCTTAGCTCAACTTCTTGCCCGTCATGTGTTTTAATTATAATCATGGCATGATCCTCACCATGGCCCTTTAATGATAATATTTCTGGGTGAATTGCTCTTCCCTCGTGTGATTCTGGAATGGGCTCTCCCATCATGAATTTAGGTATTCTCTTGTTACCAAACTTTCCCATTTAATTATGGATATTTTTGGTTATTTATATGGACAAGTCAACAGAAACGACGCCCTTATGTGAAACTGCTTCGCCTGCGCATTGATTTGCGAACTTAATTGACTCTAAGATGTCACCAGTTTTAGCGTATTTTGCCACCAGGCCGGCTAAAAATGTGTCTCCTGCGCCCGAAACGTCCTTGACCTCAACTCTTTTTGTCTGCATCACTTTAATTTTACCTAAGTTTGCACCTTCTTCTCCTTTGGTGACTATGATCTTATCTAAGTTGGAGTTAATGAAGTCTTTATCGTGCTCGGGATTTGCGAATTCCTTTTTATTGATCTTAATATAGTCGAATTCCTCTGCCCATTTACCCAGGGGCTTCTTTGTGTCAATGAAGCTCACCTTTGCTATGCAAGCAATATCCAATAGGTCCTCTTTGCTTAAAAAACCCTTGTTGTAGTCTGATACAACCACAATGTCTGCATCGTGTATCATTGAAATCACCTCAGGAGTTAGCCTGAATGAATCAAGCGGCCCGTCCTTATCGACTCTCAATATGATATAATTGGATGCAGTGTCGACGAACCTGTGTTTAACGATATCACCAGCAGGTTGATGAAAGAACTCGATTTGCCAAGAGATCGGGCAAATTCTGGTCAGATTGGTGTATACGTTGCCTGCCATTCCACGGTTTTGTACCATTCGGTCTGATACAAAAACCGGAGTTGGTGCTTCTGGATTAAGTCGAGTGCAGGTACCGTACTCAAATACGTCAGTGCAGTCTTCTCCTATAACTAGTATGTTAGCCATGTGTTTTTAAAATTTTTGATGTTGATAAATCTTCAAATCTATCAAAATATTTTACTTCGCCAGCCCATTCGGATCCGATTACCCTTTTACCAATGTAATCTGAGCCGACTACCATTACTGTGGGCTTAAGGGACTTAACGTGTTCAGTCAATTCGTTATCTGTTCCGAACGTTACGACCGAATCGACGTACTTGATTGATTTTAAAAAGTCAATTCTGTGTTGGCAATTATTTATGGGTCTTGGTGAGCCCTTCATCTCTCTAACTCGGTGATCTCTATCGATTCCGACCACAAGAAAATCTCCCAGGCTCTTTGCGAACTCTAGGAGTTTGATATGACCTAAGTGAAGCACATCGAATGTGCCGTTGACCCATACAACTTTCATAATTCTTCGATTCTTTTTGATTTATCGCAAATGTACAGGTCGTAATGAGGTTTGTGATTCACTCTGAGTTCGTGAAATTTACAACCCCACTCAGTTAACTGAACTAGAGTCAAGGCGCTCCAATCCTTTTTTGAAACTTGACCTCTTGCTGTGTAATAAACGATATGGTGACCCTCATCGTAGAGTCGATTGATCTTTGCGATGTAATGAGGTATTGGTTTAGCTAGATTATAGTCTGACTCTTGAGTACAGATAGTGCCGTCAATATCTACGTAAATTATTTTTGGCTGTCTCCCTTCCATACTCTATAAGAATCTTCGTCAAAATGTTGGGTTGATACTTCAAAGACAACTCCATCCTCAAGCGCTTCAAGCTGATGAGGTTGTCCTGGCCTCTGTCTAACGACATCACCCGGCTTTAGAACTTGCTCGTGTAAATCAGCTGTTTCAGTATCAATCCATCTGTAAATGAATGAGCCCTTATCAACGTACCAAGTTTCATCCTTGATCATGTGATAGTGCATTGAAAACTTGCAACCCTTCTTGAAGATCAAGAGTTTTCCACAGTACTTCTCATTATTTTCAATTATGATCTCTTCTCCCCAACCTTTCGGCACTCTACACCCTTCACAAACCGTTGGCTTAATTCTCTGCATCGTGTTCTGATTTTTTTAAGTAGTCCAGGTATTCTGGAATCCCAGTATCGATAGTATGTTTTGGTGTCCATCCGCCAAGCCATTGATTTGAATTACTAACTGTAAAGAATTGATAGCCTTCAGGTATTTGAGACTCGTCCACGTATTCAAAAGGAATCTGCATAAGATTTAGCACATCTTCGAAAGATCTGCTTTCTCCACTGCCTACATCGAAATGGTTACCTTTAAAGTACTCGTAATGAGCCCATGCATGCATGTTAGCATAGACGATATCGTCAACATGAACAAAGTCTCTAGTTGGCTTCTTTGGAAATAGAATCACTCTTTCGCCAGCTTTGTGTTTTAAGTACGATTGATATGCAACTGATGCCATTCGACCCTTATGCTCTTCGCCAGGTCCGTAAACATTGAAGTATCTCAATGCAACGCCTTCAGTCAAAGTCACCACATCTTCTGCAGCGTACTTGCTCCAACCGTAGAGATTAGTAGGATGTTTTCCTTCACTTCCGTAGTTAGCGGCTGACGATGAATAGATGAGCTTACAATTTGTGTACTTGCAGTAACTGGCAAGAATCTTAGTAGATTCATAATTAAGTTTCATCATGTAATTGACGTCCTTCTCTAGAGTATCTGAACATGCACCGACATGGAATATTACGTCTGGCGAAAGATCGGCAACGATATTTGCAAGTTCTTGTTGCCAATCTTCAGCTTTCATGAAGTCATCCACATCAATTCCGAATACTGTAAAATTACGATCTAATTTTGAAATAAGTCTTTTTGCAATAAATCCCTTATCGCCAGTTACGAGTATCTTCATTACTTAATTGATAATTTTTCGTCTTTTGGTTTACATGTGATTACTAAATGATCGCCATTCTTGATTTTACCGTCAATGTATGCTTCAGCAATTAGGTCCTCAACGTAAGTTTGAATAGCTCTTTTTAGCGGTCGAGCTCCGAATTTTTCATCATAGCCTCTTTCAATCAAGAACTCTTTTGCAGGTTTGGTCAACTCAACTGAGTAACCGTTTTCTTTTACTCTTGAGTAGAGATCAACCAATTCAGTCTCAACGATTTTAGCAATGTCCTCTCTCTTAAGAGATTCAAATATGATAATATCGTCCAATCTGTTTATGAATTCTGGTGCAAACTGTTTGCTAACCGCTTTTCTTAAAACTCCGGCTGCAATTTCTTTTTGCTTCTCATAGTTATTGCCGGTTGCAAATCCTATTCCATTTCCAAACTCTTGTAATTCCTTAACT